TTGGCCGGGACAAGGACTTTGACGGTGACTGTCATGGGTTACTCCAGTAAAAGGCAATTGTTAGCGGCAGCTTGCATGATGACCCAATTGGTGCCGTCAGACACCATTGTCGCCCAATTGCCTGCAACTGCCAAGAGGATTGCGGTGCCCGCCGCCCCACCGGCTTGTGGGACAACGTTGCTTGACGCTGACACCAGCGTCTGGGCTTGATAGTTTTGGAAAGTCAAATACCCGCCAGGAAATGCGGACGCAGTTGGCAGCGTTACTGTACAGGTCGAGCCTGACTTATTGTTGATGTACCAGTTGCTGGTGCCCACTGTAAAGTCTGCCGTTACAGTCACTGGCACGGTTGACAACGCGGCAATAGATGCGTTGACTGCGCCGATGTCAAGAATGGGCTGCGATTGCAACCCTTCAATCTGCTTTTGCATCTCGGCCATCTGAGACACCAAAGCAGAACAGCAGTCGGTCAATATGTCAGGAATTGGTAAGGTAACAACCGGCGGCAGCGTTTGCAATTCTTGACTGACCGCACGAAGCGCGGCGTCATACGACGCAAGCAGCGATTCGGAGCTAAACGTAAGGCCAGAATCGTCAATAACCCCCGTGGCAATGTCGTTGAGCGACAGGAAAAACAAGTACCACGCCCGGTCGATCAACCCAGTACGCGGGTCAATCAACGGCACCCTGGGGGGTGTAATAGGCGTGGGCGTTGCGTTTGGGCTAGGCATTGGTCGGGCTAATGATTAACTCGGCCCCCATGATGGCCACTTTGACCGGGTCAGTCATGGACAGCTCATAGACGCGATCTCGCAACTTGAGCGTCATGCCCAACCGCCGCCAAAACGTCCGGTGGCCATACGCGCCGATCCTGCCAAGTGGTGACCAGTGCTCGTTTGACCAAGTGTGCCCGCCGTCGTCCGACCAACGCAGCATGGCTTCGGGGTACGAGCCTTGGCCCGTATTTAAGCCTACGCCTGTCTCACAGTCTAATTGCAAGCTGTGGTGGGCCGTGCGCTTCAAATTGTTTTGCCCCGTGGGCAGCGCCCGCCAGGTGCGCAACCACTTTTGAATCTCGCCATTGTCGGCGTACACGTCAAGATCAAAAGCGTAGATGTTGCCGTTTTCAAAGTCGCCAACGACAATTTCGTTGTTAAACGCCATTTGGCAGTTGCTGCGGTGCCGGGTAAATTCGCCCTCAACAAAACCTGCCCGCTCATGCCAGGCTTGGGTGGCTGCGTCATACACCCAAGTGGTGTTGGCCGTGGGAAAAATCAGCACGTAAAAGCTGTGGCCATCCTGTTGATAAGTGTACGCAATAGCGTCCGACATGTCGCTGTATTGCTGGATTTGCCATTCAACCGCATGGGTCGAAATGCGCTGGCCTTGGTAACCGTTGGCCCGGTAGACAATACCTTGGCCCCGGCGATCCCGGCCCAGCCAGAAAAGGCCGTTGTCCATCTTGGCGATGGAGTATGGCGCAGCGCAGCCAAGCTCGTTGAACGCGCCTTGGATGCGTTGCAGGGGGAAGTCTGTGGCGCCTGAGTCGTACCAGACTTCAATGCTGTTTGTGCCAAATGCCCAGACTTCGCGGAAGTTGGACACCACGGCCAGCAGGCCATCAGGCGACCCTTCGGTGCTGGCAAACTCAAGCGGGTCAATGGACGTGCCGTCCAAAAGGGTTGTGACCCACATCTTTTGGCTGTTGGGTTCGTTGAACACGAAATAGCCGTCCAGATAACAGACCGTCACCGCGCCGGGAAAGTCAGGATCAGTAATCTGGCCAAAAGCGTTGGTGTTGTTGTTGTAAATGTAGCTAGGGCCATTAGCTGCAATGAACAGTTGCGTGCCGTTGTCGGCCAAACTAACTGGCCCAGTGCCTGCCACGGTGCCGATCAGCGTGGGCGCGTAGAACGTGTCGATCTTGTAGAGCTCGGTGCCTGACACCACAAAACCCACGCCATCGTTGGGTGAGAACGCCCACAAGCCGCGAACCGGGCCAGTGCCCACTGTTGACAAAAGCGCCAACCCTGGGCAACGCTGCAAGAACGCAGGCTCTTTGCCGCCCTCGGGGATGACTTCTGGAAACAGATTGACCATACGGGCATCCGCAGCATTGACGCTGCGGGTCACGTAGGTCGAGCCAAGGATAGGCGTTTTCATCAATAGTTGCCGGCGTAGATGTTAAAGCGCTGGCGAGTCGCAATCAACGAGTACGGCATAGACATAATGTCATCAGGATTGTTGATGCGCTTCAAGTTGCGCTTGCTTGTCATCGCAATGCGCTGCACCTGGGGGCTGGGCTCTACGCCAAACTCAGGCGCAAACTCCATGGCCAAATTATACGCAAAGGCACGTAGATACCCAGGCGGGAACAGAATGTTTGTCGCCAAGTTAGCTGGCTGACTTAGTTCTTGCACGCTGACGAAGTGGAACTCAAGCAGACGTGTAGGGCGCGGGTAGATGTTGATCGTAACGTCTGGGTAGGTCATGTTGACGAACATGACCTGGGGAAAGGTTGAAGTCACAGTCTTGACTGCAATGCCGTTGTACTGCTGCTGATTGATCAGCTTAAGGCCATACGACACCCCGGTGCCGGGGTCTTTGAAATATGTGGCGTCGTCCACCAAAACAGGCCGCACGGCAGTGCCGTTTAGGCGCACCAAGGAGCCAGTAGGGCCAAGGGTTTCTTCAATGGAGCCAACCGGCCAATTAACGATCTGGTCGATAGTGCAAAAGACAGACAGACGCTCGGTGTTCCAAGAGTCAATCATCTGGTTGAGCGCCATCAAGGCGTCTTCGGACACTGACGCAGAAGGGGTTTCACCTTCGGCCAGCACACCCAGCAGCCGCAGCGCCCGGTTGATCTGATCGGCAGCAGAGTAGGTGGCCATCTTTACGCTCCTTGTTCGACCGCCTCAACAGCCGGGCGGCCACGTCTACGTTTTACTTCCTGTGGAGCCGCCTCTTCAACAACATCAGGCGTGTCAAGAGTATATCGTGTCCAGCCATTTCTTTCATCGTTCTCGGCTTCAAGTTCCATCGACGCAATCTTTGCGCCGTGGACGGGGTGAGACATGTAAATGATAGGCATTATTCTTCCGTGGGTGTTGGTTCTGGCTCATCCAATCTACGAGCAAGCATTTGATAGGCGTTCAAAACCGCTTGAGCTTGAGTCAGAAAGGTTTGCGCCTTTTTAATCTCTTGCTCAAGCGATTGAATTTCCCCAATGAGAAATTCTTTGGTGATTACCATCAGGCAATCGTGCTGACCATGATGTAGTACGTCGTACCGCCGCTAACCACGGGGATGGTATGGCTGACCACGGGCGAACCCACCTTAGCGCGGAACACACCAGTTGCACTGACCGCAGGCATCAGCGCAAAATTGCCCACTTCGCCCGTGCCTGAGTTGGTCACGCGCAAGAAGGATGCATTGCTCCAAGTACCGCCAGAGGCAAAGTCAGAGTCCAGTTGCAAGGCCGCCAAGGTGCCGCCGGGGTTGGTAGACGTGCCACCAATGGTTGCACGAATGGCGTTGGCCGCGCCGCTAATGGTGCCGCCAGTGTTGACCGATGTGCTGACGTGTGCGCCGTTGATTGTGCCGGCAGTGGCAGCGTTTGCGCCAGTTACACGGGTCAAGAAACGGGCAGTTTCACCAGAGCCAGTCGAAGTGAAGGTTAGCCGGTTAAAGTTAAGGCGAGTGTCGCCCGACGTTGCCGAAGTGGTGGCATACGCGCCGTTGAGGACACCAGCAGAAGTGATCGCAATTGGATCGTTAGCTGCGCCAATTTGAAACGAATCCAGTTGGGGATCGGCGTATGCAACGCCAATGGGTTTGTTATTTGCCATGATTAAATTCCTTTATCAGTTCCAAAAGGGAAAAATGGGGGCAAACGCCCCCATTAGGTTTAGGCCATTTTGTACACAGTGTACGCAGCGTCGCCGGTTTTAAGGAACCGGAACATTGCGCTAGTTGTGATCGCCAGCGCAACGAAAGCGTTGCCGCCGTCGGTGATGCCGGTAGCGGTTGCCAGTGCTGCGGTGCCCGAACTGGTGCCGATGTTAACCAGCGACAGATCAAACGTGCTGCCAACGGTGGCGTTGGGCACGGCGGCGTC